TAGGGTTTCAAGGTGGAACTGGGCCAAGTAGCGATAATATTAATTTTCCATATGGCGATGTTACAAGTAGCCAGTATTACCAGTTTTCTAATGTTTTAATTCCGGGTTTTACTACCGGACAAAATTATACTTGTATTGATGTTGCTATTGCTACCGGTTCAGCACCGGTATTTTTTCGCCCGACTCTTATCCAAGGCATGCCTTCTGATACCTTCTTCATTGATGGCGGTTTGTATCAAAATAATCCAACAAGCCTTGGTTATGCATTCTCCAATATATTATTCCCACAGAATGTTACAATTTGCATTCTTTCAGTCGGTACAGGCTACTCTGATCCTGATATCGAAATAACTACAACATCGAATAACTTAAAGGTAGCCCCTAATAATGGACTCGGATTACTTGCTAATAGTTTGAATTTAACGCTCAATGGGGCAACGGATGCAGTAGAACGCCAATTTAAAATCATGTCTTTATATAAAGGTGCAACAAATAATCTATCCTACTATAGATTCCAACGTTTTCTTGCGGATCAGGAATTAAGTAAACTCGATAATCCAACGCCCGAGGCTATAGCATATTTAAAATCTGAGGCGAACCTTCAATATGGACAGGACGCCATAAAGATACAGCAATTTATTCAAAAATGTAATTTTCAAAAATAACCATTTTATACGATTTTTAAGAGTTACAAGTACTTATATGTTATAATAAAAAAGAAAAAGGAAACATATGGCAGACTTATCAAATATTACCGCTTTAAGTGGTCTTACTATTACCAGTGATCAAACCACAGGGACTAATAATCCTAATGCTACCTTTGCCGTTAGCAATGTTACTACCGCTCAGAGAGATTTATTACAAAACGTTACTCCTTACGTAGTAAATGGAGCAACAGTTAGAATAAAGGAAGGAACTATAATCTTTAATATCAGCGTTGATAAACTACAAATGTTTAGAAACGGAATATGGGAAAGTGTTACAACAAATATAAGTACTGCTACCGGAGTTGGGTTATCTTCATCTCCTTTTTCCATTCCATCCGGTACAAGAGCAGCTGTTGAAGTAGCTGCTAATCAGGTAAACGGGTTTATATATAATGATACAACCAATAACCAGGTCAGAGGATATATCAATACCCAGTGGATGACTCTATTTACGGTTGCTACGACTGCTACAGGAGTAGGTCTTACTAACGGAGCACCTTTTGTATATCCGTCTGGGCCAAGGGGAAACGTTGAAGTAGCAGCTAACCAGGTAAATGGGTTCACTTATTTTGATGTTACCAACACAGTTCTTAGAACCTATAAAAATGCCTGGCAGACAATTACTTCAGCTTAAAAAGCTATTAGCAAATGAATTATACTACTCTTATTGCTCAGATTATAGCTTATGCCAATAGAGGCGGTAGCATTGAATTTGCTGCCTCTATTCCCTATTTTATTGAGATGGGACAGCAGAAAATCTGGAAGGAGCTAAATACCACAGGTTTTCAAAAAACTACACAGCTTAAAAAGTTTCAGGTAAATAATGCCACTATTGAAAAACCTGCTGATTGGCAGGAAACTATCTCAATAATTTATGGTTCAGCAGATAACTTTTTTATAAATAACGTTGTCCTGTTTCCTAGAAGCTATGAGTTCTGTATAAATTATTGGCCAAATGTTAATTTAAGCGATGCGGCTAATCCTCCCCTGTTTTACTCAGATTATCAACCGGGACAAGAAAACGTAAGTCCTTATAAGTATTATCTGATCGTTCCAACCCCAGATAAAGAATATAATTACCAAATAACTTACATAGGAAGACCCAACCTAATTACAAACGAGAATCAAACAAACATACTAACAGACTACTACCCTGATCTTCTATTTTATGCCGCCTTTTTAGAGGCTCTTATTTATTTAAAGGATGATCAGAGAATGCCCATCTATACAAAATTATATCAGGAAAGCTTAACTGCTGCTAATAACCTGACAAAAGATCGTTACATCGATCGCAGCGTAAAAAGAGATGTAGGGTAATTTATGGCTACGCAAAAACAGATGTTTCCTATTACCTATAAGCCTGGAATACTCCGTGATGGTTCATTTTTTCAAGGAAGTTACTGCATACGGGGGCAATGGGTCAGATTTTTTAGAGGTCAACCTCAGAATATCGGTGGAATGAAAAATTATGTACTATATCTACAGACTATACCTGAACTTCTACCGCCTAGCTCTACTCCGACCGCAGTTCTTATATACTATGATAGTGATGGAAATAAACACATTTTAGTCGGAGTTTCTCTTGTTACCCAGCAACATAAATATAGCGTAATAGATGCTACTTATAACAATATTGGTAGTCAAACCTTAACTTATTTTAAGAAATTCACTAATCCTACCAATACCTTGACCCAATTTGTGGTAGTAATAAGCATTATTAATAATGTTAAAACAGAGCTAATATTGTCTTTAGGTATGAAAAACTACCTAGATATCAATAGCAACGAAGCAATCTCTACTATTCTAGCAAAGAAAGATACCGGTGAGTTCTGGACAATAAAATTTAAAGCAGATCCAGTGAAAAACCAAAATGAAGAATTTAAACAACCAATACCTACAGAAGATAATTTTATTTTTAAAGAAGCAACGGGAGGAATGCTCTACGTTGGAAACAGATTATTTTATTACGGCAACAATGGGCTTGTTAGATGGTCTTCAGCATCACAAGAAAAATTAAATAAAAAAACAAACATAACCTGCCCATTTCTGTTTTTTGAAGATAAATATTCCATCAATATTAGTACTGATAAAGTAATCTATGGTGCAGAATGGCGAGGAGGAGCAAACTCTCCGACTATAATCTTCTGGACACTCGGCTCAGTTGTTCTTATTAGCAATACTACGGGTAGCAATAATCAGGCCACTAGCGATCCTGATGACCTTTCTTTTAGTAGAAAGGTATTATCAAGAGATAGCTCCATTCTGTCTTCAAATAGCGTAGTTGAATATGACGGAATATTCTACTGGCCGGGAACACAAAGATTTTTTGTATTCAACGGCGTAGTTCTTCCGCTTGAAAATAATCTTAATCGTCAGACTTTTTTCGATACTATCGATATGAGTAAACGTCAGAGGGTCTTTGGCGTCAAAAACGTAAGCAGAGATGAAATATGGTGGTTCTATCCTGAAAAAGGGAAAGATGCTAATGTTGGATGCACCAGAGCAGTTATTTACAATGTTGTAGATAATACCTGGTATGATACGGACATTGAACGGGCAGCCGGTTATTTTGACAATACCGGCGGTAATATGTACACTGTTGGCAAAAATTTGAGTCCTTACGAAGGTGATAATAACAGTTACGTCTGGGAACATGAAGTCGGAAATGATCAGGTTAATCTTTATAAGGAAGTAGAAGAGCAGGTTAAAGCTATTCCTTCTTTCTTCACCACGCCTATAATCTCTTATGCTACCTTTAATCCGCAAAAACAGGTAGCAGGGATTGATTACAACATAGGTATAGAGAGGATAGAGCCTAATATTGTAGGTACAAAAAAAATAAAAATGACTGTTAGTATCAATACGTATGAATATCCTGCAAGTACTCCCGTAACGGCTACTTATGACCTTACTATTGATGGAGAGGAAAATACTGTTAGACCTGCTATTAATGAACGCAAACAGGGGAGAAACATTAATTTTACTTTTAAATCAGAAGGTATCGGTTCTGGTTATCAGATGGGAACTACCTTTGTTTTAGCTGAAATAGATGACGGTAGGCCATGATTAGCGTTTATCCCAAATATATTAGCGTTAAATACTGGGCAGCTACCGTTTGTGATGATTATTCTGATTTCCCTCTTCCTATCCTCCATGATGAAACAAAATGGGCAGCATGGGCGCAGAACTTGATAGCTACCGAACCGTTTATGAGTGCCGGAGTACCAAGTCCCTATAAAGACGTTCGTAAAAAGGATGGAGAACTTGCCTTTAAAAACTGGGAAGACTGGGCAAAAAAAGCCTATTTGGTTATGCTATCGCAGGATAATAATAATTCTTTTTAGTGGTTATAGACCGAGTTCACTATGAGACCCAAGACGCACCAATTCCAAAACATTGTCATCAATTTTTCTATAAATTAGCACTAGATCAGGTTTGATATGACAATCTCTAAAATCCTTTAAGTTACCATTAAGAGAGTGGTCGTGCATGCTTGGTGGTAATGGTTCGTCCGTAGTTAATAGTTGAAACACTATAAATAGCCTTTCTTCAAGATCAGTTCTATGTTGCCCTCGTTTTTCACGCTTAAAATCACGTTTATACTGGGCAGTAGGCTTAATCTTCCGCATTTAGTTCATCAAACAAATTATCTAAAGTGCAAGTAGTTATAAACTCTCCTCTTCTTGCTGCTTCTATAGCTTTCATCGTTGTAGCATTAGGTATAAAAGGTTCAAATGGTAGTCTTTTTTCACGAGCTACCCTAACTAGCATCATACGCAAAGCATCAGATACACTAAGACCTATTTCAGACAACACAACAGCCGCTTCTTCCTTGATCTGTTCATTTATGCGAGCACGTACAATAGAATTATTAACCATAAATTATTATATTGTTATTGTTTGTAGCTATATCGTAGCACAATAAATATTCTTTACAAGCTAAAATTATACGATCTTTAAAGGCTAAAACCTTTCCGTGATATAATAAAAAAGAAAAAAGTGAGCAGACCAATAATTATAGCTCTAGACCTTGGCACTAACACCGGCTTCGCTATTAGAGAGGCATGCGGCAATATAACTTCCGGAACTGCCAGTTTTAAAACCGGGAGATTTGAAGGTGGAGGCATGCCTTTTTTACGTTTTAAACGATGGCTTACCGATTTTAAACAAACACTCGGAGTTATTGATGCGATTTATTTTGAGGAAGTAAGAGCCCATAAGGGTGTTGATGCCGCCCATAAATACGGGGGATTCGTTGCTCACCTTACTGCTTGGTGCGAACATCACGGGATACCATATCAGGGCATACCTGTCGGTACAATTAAGAAACATATTACAGGCAAGGGAAACGCTCCTAAGGAATCCGTAATCATGGCAGTTAAAAACAAGGGCTTTACTCCGATCGATGATAACGAGGCCGATAGTCTTGCCTTACTTGATTTTGTATTAAATAATAACAAGGAGATTCTAAAATGAAAAATATTATCATACTTTCTGTCTTTCTTCTCATACTGGCGATTTCCGCCTTTCTAATAGCCTGTGATGATTTTTTTGCTCCTACTATCGAGATATTTAATACTACTAAAATAGAACAGGATCATGGACAAAGTCAAAATCAAGAACAGAAAAAAGAACAACAACAGATAAATCAATAAATTGAAATGTTTATCTTTTAAGGTCTACATGTAGCTTTTGTATACATTGCTGGTAATCTTCTATTGCTTTTAGCCTATCCTTTACCGGCAATTCCGATAATTCAGAAAACAATAAAAGTTTGATTTGCTCTTGAAACCCCACACCTAGCTTAGCATCGGTCGGAAGGTCCCTATGAAGATTTGTTATATGAGCATTAAGAGACTCGGACAATCCTATACCGCCGCCGCAAGCTTTAACTTTATCGTTTAAATCAGTATTTTCTATTTCCAGCTTTTTTGTATTGCAACTAACTAAAATTACGACAAACAAGAATAGAAAGGCTAATTTTTTATACATCATCTTGTATATGTTTTTTAATTTTTAGTTGCCTATTTTTTAGGCAGTCAATAAAAGCTTAAAAATCCACCCTTTTATCTGCTTAATTCACAAAGTTATCAAGATTTTTTGTGTATAACCGCTCTAAATAAGCTGAAGATTAATAGCAGAAAGACGATTACTCTTATCTTCCTTACTCTCAAAACTGACTCTTGTATTACCTGTGATAGTCTCCAGGTTGATTTTCTTCAGTTCACTAACATGAAAGAATACATCTTTAGATTTATCGTCAGGTTTAATAAAGCCAAAACCCTTATCATCACTAAACCAAGAAATAACGCCTGTTTTCATACACAAATTACGCAGTTAATACATTCTACCTAAAATATCAGATTTTACTCTCTATGGCCATTTAAAACGTTATATAAGGTAGGAAAATAATTTGGTTTAGTATATTTAACACCATAATCTTTAGTTAATAAATCTCTAGCATACATAGGATCAGTCAATGCCCGCTCAAATATTTCATAATTTTGATTTGGTATTGTTATTCCTTTTAAGCGTTGAGGAATAAAAGGAAGTTTTCTAATACCAGGGAGATCACCCCAAGCAGTATAAGGAGTTAAATTTTCTTCTCCTAAATATTTTTTTACCCTTTGTGTTATTCTCCCTTTTGGCTCTGTTGCCGAACCAAAAGCAGAGTTGCCCCTGCTAACTGATGCTCTATTTT